GATGCGGTTTGCGCTTCGCGAGGTCCCGCAGGGATCGCGTCAACGCCTTGCGGTCCACCGTACCATCCTCGTCCATCACCTCGTCGATCATCTTCTCGCGGAGAACGATGGCGAACACGTCGTCCGGGTCAGTCCAGTCGACGGCGGACGACCGCAGGAACGCGTTCTCCATGGCGGTTTCGCGGAGCTGTGCGTCCCGCTTGGCGTCCTTGGCCTGGCGCTCTTTGTCCTCGTCGGCCTTGATCTCTTCGGGCTTCTTGCCCTTGTTCTCGATCCGGCGCAACCGCGCTTCGAGATCGGACGACCGCCTGTCGGCGGCACGCATCCGGTTGCGGACGCGGTCCATGTCCGCCTTGCTGTACTGCGGCTTGTCGTCCTCGTCCTCGTCGTCATCCTTGGCGTGCTTGGCCTTCTTGGTCTTCTTCTTGGACGCGTCTTCGTCCTCGTCGTCCTCTTCGTCGTCCTCGTCGTCTTCGTCGTCCTTATCGTCATCGTCCGCGTCGTCGTCGTCATCGTCCTTGTTGGGGAACGGGTCCTCATCGTCGGGCGACGCGCCCAGCACGGGCCAGATGGCCATGCCGTTCTTTCGGTAACCGATGGGGGTCACCGACGCACCGGTCTTGGGGTGCCGGAGGGTCGCGGACCGGCCCGGCTGAATGAGCATCATGCTCATGATGGGATCTCCCTCGTTGGTGAATCGTATGGGTGGATCTTAACGCTTGGCGGGGGATTTGATTTCCCGGGTAGAGACGTACCCATTGCTCCATGACCGCAGGACGACCATAGCCGTGGCCCGGCCGTACGTATCGATCTTCCCCTGCACGGTGGATTCAGCGGCCCCGGTGTCGTACGACAGCCCGTCGGTCGTGATGTCCACACGATCGAGGACGGTCCCGGTGGTCTCGTCCACGAAGTCCAGAATCATGACAACCTCCGCTTCTTGCCCTTGGCGTTCGGGCGCATGGCTTCGACCTGCATCATGGAGAATTCCCACCATTGCAGTTGGCCGCGTTTCACGAACTCGGGCTTCATCGCCGTCAATAGGTCCAGCATGACATCGAGGTCATCCGGGTGAATGTCGACATTCTTCCGTGCGCCCGATGGGGTGGTGAATTTGCGCGAGAACCCATCCTTGCCTTTGTAGATGAACGGTTTGGTGAGATCGGGAATGCCGCCATCACCCCTGCGGTTGGACCACGCCAGGCCGTGGTCGATGACCACGACGTCATCACCATCCGTCAACCAGTTGCCGTCGTTACGGTCCTCATTGCTGACGACCTGATCCAACAACCCGACCAACCAACCCTGGTCACTGTCGGTCCATTGCTTGACACGACTGGTTGGGGTGTGGATGCCGATCTGTTTGCCCTCGACGTTCCGTTTGGAGAACGAGATGGCCGATGCGACCGTACCGGGCAGGAATTGTTGCAGCGTGGTGTGGTCGTCCTCACGGACAACCTGCGGCGCTTTCAACCCCATCATGCGTGCCAACATGGCCGCCAATTCCTCGGCGTCCTGTTGCTTCTTCGGCCCGTGGAATTCGTCCAGGCCGCCGGGGTTGTCCTCTTCGAACGCTTCCCGGTCTTCCTTGGACATTTTCCACGACGTCCGCTTGCGCACGCCGGCCGTGCCATCCTTGAACTGGACCTTCGTCGTTTCCGCGATGGCCCCACCCGACAGCTTGTCGGATGATGCCTCGCCCGACCGGATCGATCGGGTCAGCGCGTTGTTGTTGGGGATGGGATGGGTCGGCCCGGGTGCGTTGCCTCGGTTCTGATCGGTGCTGGTTCCCCCGTCTGACGTTCCGCCACCCGCTGGTGTGCGGTCAACGATTCGGGTGACTTCGACGTCAAGCTGTCGAACACCGTCGGCGTCATACCCATTGTCCTTCACCACCCTCCATGTCATGCCACGCTGCAATGTTAGCTCGCCTTGCGGTCCGTTGAATGACGACCCCTCGGTGTGGGTGCTGGTTTGCAGCACGCCCGTGCCCCGGGGCACCACGACCGTCATCTTGACCGAATCCCGATCGGGCGACAAATGCGCACCGCGCGGGGCGAAATCGTTGGCGACGGATTCCTTGCTGGTGGTCGATCCGAATCCGTGGTCGTCCCAAGACACGCCGGTCATGTCGTTGTCCAGCCGGTCACCGAATAGCGACCGCGACCGGTACATGCCCCGCCACACCTGGATGTCCTCGGACAACAGCGATTCCGCCATCGCCCCGTCAATGAGGTGGATGTTCGCCAGCGTCCGTTCGTCGTCGCGGTCAGCCGGTGGCTGTTGCGACCGGGCCACGCGGTTCATCTCGCGAAACGCGCCGGTCTCGTACGTCTTCAACGCCTTGGTCTGTTTGGCGTTCAACGTCCCGGGCTTGAACAACCCCTTGGGCACGATCGCCTGCGCGTCCTCACCCGTCAACGGGCCGCGCTTGGGTTCGATCTTCGGAACCGGTTCGGGTTCGCGGCGTTGCTTGGCGACCAGCTTGGGCGCACGATCGGGCGCGGGTTCCACACCACCGGCCCGCGCGATGTTCGCCTTGGTGCGGCGGTCAAGCTCATCATCGAACGTGCCGGCCGACAACGCGTCGCGGAACTCATCGGACGACATCGTGTCGTACGTGAGGTAACAGAAACATTGCGGGTGCGGCTTGTCCGGGATCGAGTCGGCCGGGTACGTGCGGATGGTCGCGAACGCGTTGCAGTCGTCCGGGACCTTGTGCGACCCCGACAGGTTCCATATCGCGTTCTTCACGCCGATCCGGTGCGCGCCGTCCCGTTGCTGATTGTGGAACGCGTTATTGATCTCCGTGCGCGACAACCGCATGGCTGCGTACGACGCCCCACCGGGCGTGGTCGGCGAGACATATTTGTAGACGTCGGCGGCCATCTCGCGGGCGTTCAACCCGGACGCCAACCCGGACTCGATCAGATCATGGACCTTCTTCTGGTCCTTGCCGGCGTTCCGGTACACCGCCGCCGACAACGATCGGGGCACCCGAGCGAACGCCCGCTCGATCTGGTTGTTCGCCGTCAGCGCCAGACCGTCCGCAAGGACGTCAGCGACGTCATCGGGCAACGCGGCGTACATCGGCCGCATTAACGTCTCTATGGCGTCCTCAGCTGCCTTTGCGCCTGCCTTGCCGCCCGCGTGGGCGATGTCCAACATCGGCCCGGTCCACATGCCGCCCAACATGGCGTCGATCTGGTTCAGGACCAACGCCAGCTGGGCTTTGCGGATGTCCTTCGAGAACCCCGACCCCATCCGCCGGATACGCGCCCGGATGGTCTTGGCTGTGCGCTCCAACACCACCCGGGTCTTGGCGTCGTACGTCCGGGTGACGGCGGAGAGCTCAGGCGCCGGCTGTGCCATCGTCTTCCGCGTTCAACCGGTCCGCAATCGGGTCGGCGTTGCGCTTGGCGAACTCGGCATCTGCCGCCGCACCGATCGTGTCGGGGAAGGTGTAACCCAGCTTGGCCGCTTCGGTCCGGTAATACACCGTGTCGATGACGCCCCGGTCGAGCATGTCGTTCAGCTCGGCGAACTTGGCCGCCCGGTTGACGGGCACGGCCGATCCCACGGTGCACGTCGGGACGACCTCGTCGAACGTGCCATCTTCGTACGCCGTGAACCACATCCGCACGAGGTCGAAGAACATCTGGTTGTGCACATCGACGATGATCTCGTTCTTGTTCGACGCCTTGGACAACAGCGGCGAGAGCTGAAGCGCCAACGCCACGCCGGATTCAGCCACGGTGACATCCACCGACCCGACCGCGATGTCCGGCGTGCCCGCCGCTTCCCGCATGGCGGTCGTCAGCCGGTTGTAATGCGCGGTGTACCCGTCGCCCCCGGACCCGCTTTCCCGGCGGAAGAACGTGCCGTCGGTGTGGACCACACGGCCGGGGCCAAGCCGCCACGGGACGGTAGCGCCGGTCTTCGAATCCTTCGGTTCCGACCCGTCGGTGACGTATAGCCCGATGCCCTCCAACGCCAGCGCCAGGTCTTCGTCGCTGATGGTCTGATTGAGCGCACCCATCAACCGTTCCAGGCCGCGCATCTCGGACGACCCGAACGGGTTACCTGGTTCGTCGGTGTTCTTGATGTGGTACACCGGGATGGCCTGGATCTCGTCGGGCATCTGCGTGACCGGGGTGATGATCATCTCCGGCGCGATGCCCGGGGTCTCCCACTCATCGATCTTGAACACGCCATCCTCGACGGTGATGCGGTTGGTGCCGTCCGACTGGGGGATCTTCCGGTACGTCAACCGGCGCACGCGCTCGCCATCGGCGGTCGTGATGGTCTCGACGATGTGACACCCGATCACGGTGTCAACGTCGTCGTCGTCCGTGATCGGGAAGTACATGCCCGGATCGAGGGACGTGATGGAGATTCGCGACGCGGCGGGCTTGTCCGGGTCGGCGGTCACGTGCCAGATCCAGTCGCCCCGCATGATGCCGTACAGACGCGATCCGGCGAACGACGAACGGAACCGTTCCCGGCGCATCAGTTGTTCGATGGCCAGCGCGGCAGCGCGCGAATCGGCGGTCGCCGTACCGGTCGGGCCGGTCATGGTGACCGTGAAATCCTGCGCGGTGTACCGGTCGATGGTGTCGCAGATCGTGCGCCCGGCCGGCACGTACACGGGCAGTTGGTTGGACCCGCGCATCGACAGCTTGAACACGTCCGGCGCGTTCCAGTAGATCTGTTCGTACGCGGTGTACGACCGGACCCGCTGGATGTCCAGGTCAGATTGAATCCACGCTGGGGCGCTGCCGGCGAATAGCTCGGCAACGGTGCTGTATGGGGTGAAGACACCAACGGCCATTCTCGGTCACCTATCCCACGTTCGCGTCTGAAACGGAAGTGCCACCATCAAGAGAGCGGCCGAAATATCCACGGAAGAACCGGCCCAACGCTTCGACACCGTGATTGTCCTTGTCGACGGGCTTCTCGCTGTCGTTGCGGGTGACCATGTCGCTCTTGCGTTTGGGCCACTTGTAACCCTCCCGCATTTCCCACGCCAATGTCTGGCAATGAGTCCGGTCAATCATAAGGGTCGGGCGTCGTTCCGGATCGTTGTTGTCGAGGTGCCGATTCTTCACCTTCAATGTCCGGCGGATCATCGACAGCCGAGGCGCCAGGTCACCACCCGTGTTCCGCGACGCCGGCAACCGTAGCTTGCGCATCATGGTGCGCGTGTCGTCGGGTTCCGCCGGGTCCGGGTACATCCGTGTGGTCGCCCGCACCAACCCGGGGTATTCGGCCATCAGGTCGTCGCACACCTCGTCTGTATCGAGCTGTTGACGGCGGAACTCCCGAATGACGCGGATGTCTCCGAACGGCCCGACCTGGATGAACAGGATCACGAAGGGGTTCGTGAATCCGTAGTCGATGGCCATGTACGTAGCCCACGACGGGTCGTAATCGAAGTCACCGAGGTGGATCGCGTCGTCGAATTCCTTCATGACCTGGCCGGTCTTGTCGGTGAACTCGGCCCCGTACTGGCGGTCGAATTCGTCCTTGGTCAGATCGGCTTCCGCCTCGATGATTTCGGGGTCGTTCCGGCCACCCGGAAAGATGATGTCGTTGGTCCATGATGGCTTCTGCCATGACCGCCACGTCGGGAACCGCGACGACTCGCCGCGCTGGTGGAACGCGTACAGCAACGAATCCTCGGATGGCCCCTCGGGCACCCCCGAGAACATCGCCCATCCACGGCGGTCAGACAGCGCCGGCCGGACCGATTGCCATGTCCGGCGGCGCTGCATTCCCGCTTCAACGAACAGCGCCCAGTTCAACCCCTCGCCGACCAGCTTCTCCGGGTATTGGGCGCTCTTGCCGATGACCTCGGCACCCCACGACGTCTTGATGTGCATCGCGCCGCTGTCGCTGTTGTTGACGAACCGGATGGCGTCCTTGTCGATGCCCATCTGGCGCATGGTGTCGTACACGATGCGGAACTCCTTTTCCGCATCGACGTAGTTCGGGCCGAT